GTAGCCCTCGCGAAACACGACCAGGGGGCCGGTCGGCGAGTCGACCACGGCGACCAGGACCTCGTCGGTCAGGAGCACCCGGCAGGCGTCCACGCGCCCGCTGGAGCCGTCGGGCGAGGTGACGGTAAGCGTGGCGGGGAAGAGGTCGTAGAGGAGTCTGGTGGCCACTAGGTGGTCCTTCCGAGTCGGCGGGCCATGGCCCGGTAGGTGACGCCGGCCGCGGCGGCCAGCTCGGTGACGGAGACGTGCTCGTAGTGCAGCTCGCGGCAGAGGTCGGTCAGCTCGCGGTTCGCGACCGCGAAGGCGGAGTCCGAGGCGGTCCGGCTGCGGTAGCGGCGGGCGACGGGGGCGAGCTCGGCGATCCGGGCGCGCGAGGCGGCGTCGATGCCGGGGCTGGTCGGCCGGCGGGAGGCGTAGCCGCCCTCCGGGGTGCGGAGGCGCGGTCGCGGCAGCGGCGCGGGGTGCGGGGCGGGGGCGTGCGGGCGGGCGACCCACGCGCGGATGGTGGTGCGCGGGCGGGCGGGCTCGAGGGCGTCGCCGATGGACCGGAGCGTCCAGCCGGCGTGGTAGAGCTGGGCGGCGCGGGTCCAGAGCTGCGCGCCGGACAGGGTGCGCAGGAGCTCGGCCTCCCCGCGGGGGAGGGGCTGGCTGCGGGCTGCGCGTCGGGTCATAACGTATAGATTGTACCGGAGAACCGGGCGGCCGACCGGTTGTGTACTGAGCCAGAGAAATAGGACATTTAGTCAAACTGGCCTTGGCCCGTGAGTGGGCAGTCATTATGTTGCGAGCTCTCTCGATTTATCTCCGGCTCTCTCCAGGCTTCCTCCAGGCTTCCGGCCTCCCGTCGCCCTCCCGGCAATCCCCGGGCAGCGTCTTCGTCGAGGGGCCCCCCGGGGGGTGCCTGAAGCCGGCAAGCCCACAGGCCCCACGCGCCGGGGGGCCCCCGTCCTCATGGAGACGAAACTTGCCAGAGCACGGCCAGTCTGGGAGAAGATCGGGAGGGCCACGAAGCCACCAATGACGCGTGGGAGCCGCGGGGGTGGAGGACGTGTTCTAGTACTCACTGGGTCTCGAACGCGTCGCCTGGCCCAACGTCGAGGTCGACTTTTTCCCGGCTAGCGCCCGGCCTCTGCCAGCCTCGGGGGAGCGAGCCACCCGCAGGCGCGGTCGCCTATCGGACGGAGCCACCCTTGCCGCCGAGGCGCCAGCCCTTGCCGAGGTCGAGTCGCCGGGAGGCGTGGGACTTGGCCACGAGCTGGCCACCGACGAAGCCGGCGGGCGGCTTGATGAGGAGGGCGGTCAGCGCGTGGACCAGGGCGTCCACCCGGTCGGGCGACTTGCCCTGGCCGGGAATCCAGGAGATCATCTGGGACTCGAGGTCCGCATGGTAGCCCACGTGGTGCACGCGGCCCTGCTGGTAGGCCAGCGTGACCGGCTCCGCCCGCAGGGCCTTGCCGTACTTCGAGTGGACCTCCAGGACCTTGACCGCAGGGTCGATGGCCTGGATGGCGTTGCGCACGAGGGCGCCTCCCTGGTTGACCTCGGCCACGACCGGGCAGCCCCACTTGCGCGCCATCCGCACGACCGCGTTCGCCCAGGTCTCGGGGGAGCCGAGCACGCTGGCGTCCTCGAGGACGTAGGCCTGCCGCTTGTAGAGGTCGCGCTCGCCGGTCGAGCTGACGACGACGATGCCGCACTCGTCGCGGGGGTTCTCCGCCACGGACGGGTCCACGCCGATGACCCGCAGGGGCACGCCGCTCGGCTGCCCTCCCAGGCGGTAGGACTCGAGGACCTCGTCGGTCCACAGGGCGCCCTCGACGTCGTCGAGCATCTCGCCGTAGAGCTCCTGCTTGGCCAGGGCCGTGCCCTGGTAGATGCCGAGCATGGTGTCGAGGTAGGCGCCGCTCAGGTTGCCCGCGTTGTCCATGGTGGACCCGCGGGTGATGACCACCTGGCCGGGCTTGTCCGCAGCCTCCTTGATCAGGGAGTAGAGCAGGGGCACCCGCTTCGGGGTGGTGGTGACGAGGAGCTTCGGGCGCGCGCCGAGGCGGGTGCCCACGCGGAGGTTGTCCCAGGCGCTCATGCCCGCGGCGTCCGGGGTCTGGCGCCAGGCCGCGACCTCGTCGCCCCACGCGTGGGTGAACTGGGGACCACGCAGCGAGTCGGGCTCGTCCGCGGTGAACAGGGTGGCGGTGTTGCCGTTCGGCCAGGTCAGGCGGCGCTTGGACGGCTCGTAGTGGGGCCGCTCGCTCGGGGGGCTGACGTTCATGATCCCGCTCTCGCCCTCGACGATGACGTCGCGCACGTCGGCCGCGGTTCTCGCGACCAGGGCGAAGCGGCGCTGCCCCTCGGTCGTGTACTTGGCCTGCTCCCGCACCCACTCGCTGGCGAGCCGGGTCTTGCCGAAGCCACGCCCGGCGAGGACCAGCCACACGTTCCAGTCGTCGCCCGCGGGCGGCTGCTGCTCGGGGCGGGCCCAGACGGACCAGTCCCACAGCAGCATCTCGGGGTCCATGCCCGCGAGCGCCTCCGCCCGCTCCTCCGGCGACATCGCCGCCAGTACTTCCATCACGCTCTTGCCCACTCGGGCTCCTCTCGGTCGGTCGGCCCGCTAGGCGCGGTTCTTCTCCAGCAGGGGCTGGTAGACTCGGTGCGCGCCGCCCTCGGGCAGGGCCAGGTAGCCGTAGCGCATCAGGCGGAAGCGGATCGCGTTGTGCGTCACGCCGAGGCGCTGGGCCAGGCGGTAGACGCTCACGCCCTCGACCCGCACGGCGTGGGCGAGCAGCTCGGTGTACTCCTCGGCCTCCAGCCTGCCGCGCTTGGCGTGGGAGCGGACCCCCTGCGCCACCGGCTGCAGCTCCAGCAGGCGGGCCAGCGTCTCGGGCGAGACGTCGGCCTTCGGGGAGCGGGCGGGCAGCGCCGCGGCCGGCAGCTCGGGCACGGGCAGGTCGGCGACCGCCTCCCGGTGCGCCGGCTCGAGCGGCAGCTCCAGCAGCTGGCGGACGCGCTCTCGCGTCAGCGCGCTCGCCTCGGAGAGGGCGCGCATGGTCCAGCCACCCGCCCGCAGCGACTGCAGGTAGGCGTCTCGGTCCGGGCGCCCCAGCTCGCGCAGGAGCTGGCCCACCTCGGTCGGCAGGCTGGCGTTTCGGTTGGTTCTCTTGGTGGTGTCGGTCATTGCGTTCTTCTCTCTATAGGTCGGTGTGGAGCGTGACGTTCTCGTCGGCTCCGAATAGCAGGGTCAGGGACTCGGCGGTCGGCAGGCCGTCGCCGGGCAGGTGGGACGCGAGCTGGAAGACCCGCAGGGCCTCCCGGGTGCCGTCGCCGAAGTAGCCGGTGATCTCGCCGGCGGTCGGGTAGCCGCGCTCGTTCAGGCGGCGCTGGACGTGCCAGACGCTCAGGGAGCGGCGGCTCCGTGGGTTCTTGTAGACCACGGCGCTCAGTCGCACCTCGTCGGTGGGTCCGTTGCCCTGGACGTGGGGTCCGGCGGGCTGGGGCAGGCTGGCGAGCAGCTGCGCCTCCGTCACCGGTCGCGGCTGCTTGAAGCGCTTGTCGTCGTCAGTCACGGGGTAGCTCCTCGTCGCGCTCGTAGCCGGAGACGCTGCGCCAGACCCGCAGCGCCGCCTCGGGCTCGCCGTGGTCGACCAGGGCCAGCGGCTCCATCCCGGCCAGCATCTCGCGTTGGTACTCCGCCGCGGTGGAGAGGGCGGCGGCCTGCTCGCGCAGCAGCGGTCCGTCGCTCATCGCCAGTGCCTCGGCTCGCCGGGGTAGGCGCTCTGGAACTGCCGCAGCGACGAGTAGCCGCGCTGTCGGTAGGCGTTTGGCCCGAGGCCCCAGGCCCCGAAGTCGCGGCCGTGGCTGCTCATCGCGTACGCCACCCTGGCGTTGGTGACCGGGTTGAACAGGTCGCCGTTCCAGTCCAGGGCGTACTTGAGCCGGCGCGCGGTCCCGAGGGGGCCCCGCATGTTGATCTGGAACAGGCCGTAGCTGTTGTCGCCGGTCGACGCGTTGTCGTTGTGCGAGCGCGGGCGTCCGTGCGACTCGCGCATGGCCACCAGCCAGGCGGTCTTGTGCGCGCTTCCCCTGAAGCCGACCAGCGCGAGCAGCTGCGCGAGTTCCCCCGCGGTGAGCTGGCGTCGCTGGCGGCCGAGGCTGGCCAGGGTCGGTCCGCTCGCCTTCGGCTTCGCCGCCTTCGGCGCTGCCTGGACCGGCGTCACCGGCTCGGCGGCTCCGTGCGGCAGCAGCGGCTGGAGCAGTCCGGCCGCCAGGACCAGTCCGACTCCCGCCACCAGTGATCTCGAGCGACCGCTCATGCTATCGGGTCGCCTTGTACGACTTGGACAGGTCGAAGTAGTGCTGGGCTGACTCCTGGTCCTCGAGGGACAGGCTGTCGTGCCAGATGCGACCGAGCACGCTCGCATACTCGTAGCCGCTCACGCGACTGGCCTCGTCCTTGAAGTTGCCGTAGTCCAGCTCGTCGACCTGCGCCGCCAGCCACTGCTTCAGGACGTCGCGGGTGACGACGACGCGGTACGGGTAGTCCGTTCCCTCGCCGATGGTCGCCGGGGTGCCGGTCAGCTCGACCAGTCCGTCCAGGGACTGGCGGTCTCGCGCACGGACGGTCAGCTCGGTCGGGTTCTTGCGCTTGGCCACTGCGCTGATGAAGCCGGTTGGGGTGTAGATCCACATGGTGTGTGTCTCGCTCTCGTTGGTTGTCGTTGTGTATGGGGTGGTGCCTCGGCGCGGGTGCGCCTGGTGGTGCTAGTCGTTCGGGGTCATCTGCCCCGGCTTGAGCGGGGTGATGGTGACGTCCCAGCCCTCGTCCGTGAACATGCGCAGTGCGCGCTGGACTCGGTCTGCCGGGACCCTGCCCTTGCTCGCGATGTCGCCGCTCGAGTCGCGGGCCTCTACGTAGTAGATGTCCGCAGGCGGCAGCGGGTTTCCGTCTAGGTCCTTCGGTGTTACTGGCGCGTTGTCGGCCATGGTGGTTCCTTCCTTGGTGCGTCGATAAATTATAGCGTATTAGCTACGAGTAGCCAGGAGTGCCGCGGTCACGGACGCGAGTCCGAGCGTCGTCGGCACGGTCGGGTGCGCCGGGTCCAGGACCGCTAGCAGCACCGCGACGACGGCCAGGGCGGTCGCGATGACCGCCGGCCAGACGAGGTCGCGCAGGAGCTCCCGCACTACTTCTTCTTCTTTCCGCCTGCTGCTGGCTTCTTGGCCGCCGGGGTGGCCGGCTTCTTGACTGCCGGCTTCTTGACTGCCGGCTTCTTGGCGCCGCAGGCGCAGTTGCCCCCGCAGGCGCAGCCGGCGGTCTCGATGGTGTCGCTCAGGGCCCAGCCGTTCTTGGCCGCTATCTCGTTGAGGTCCCTGGCTATCTTCTCGATGGTGGCCTGGCTCGGGGTGACGACGCCGGTGAGGGCGCGTCCGCTCTTGGCCAGCCTGCGCTGGCGCAGCTTGGCGATGATTCTCTTGATCACTTGTTGCTCCTTGTCTTGTTGGTGGTGGTTTTTGTGTCCTCTGCCTGGTTGGCGAAGTGTCGAGCCCATCCTAGCAGCCGCAGGGTGTCGGTGAGTCCGTGCACCGCCTGGATCAGGGCCGCCGGCAGCAGCGCCAGCGGCGTCAGCAGCAGGACCCTCAGCCAGACCGGGAGGTCGCCGCCGATGTACGACGCGACTACCGCGGTGACTATCGCCAGGCTGGCGGTGACGCCGGCAGCGGCCATCAGGGCCTCCTCACGAGCCGCAGAACGGACCAGGCGGGCTTTTTGGCGTGGAAGTGCCTTACCGGCTGGGTGTCGGCGCATGGAGTCGCGTACGGTCATTCTGTGGCCTTTCTGGATGCATTGAAGTCGGAGACGGCCTCTAGGAGGCCGCAGGTGGAGCAGATCTCGGTCTTGTTGTCGACTCTGGAGATGGCGCCGGGGTGCGAGCCGGGGCGCTTGTTGTCCGGGATGTAGCCCTTGCAGCGGGGACAGACCGGCGGGGTCAGGCCGCTCACGCTGTCGCCTCCCTCGGCACTAGCGGCGCGAAGTGGAGGTCTGAGTTCGCGTACGGGCTCAGGTGGCCGTAGCGAGACTGCCAGTCGGCCGGGTCGTCGGTCTTGCCGCAGTCGAGCCAGACGCCCTCGGTGCCGTTTGACTGGCGAACTCGGTACATGACGACGAACTTCGCGCTCGGGGTCGGGTTGTGGTTGGTGTGAAGCGTGACGTGCCCGCTCGGCCAGGTGTACTGAAGAAGCTCTGGCTCCGTGCGCGGGGTCGGTTGTGTGGTCATGTTGCGTCCTTTGGTCGTGTGTGAACTCGCGGCCGGGCGGCTCGCGAGGGCTTGCGTGTTTGTGTTCATAAAACTATTATAGCGCGTGATCAGGCAGAATTGCGCAAGTTTGCGAAGTAGCCCCCGGCTACTTCGCCACCTTGGCCTTCTTGACCGAGGTCTGCTTGGTGCCCTCGTACTCGCCGAAGCCGGTGATCTCGGCGGTCAGGCTGACCTCGTCGCCCGAGCTCAGGGCCCATGCGAACTTCGCGGTGCTGTAGAACTTGACCTCGCTGCCAGACGGCTGCTGGACGACCACGAGCAGGCTCGGGCCGTAGGTGCCCTCGAAGGACTTGGTGAACTTGACGACGCCGCCGAAGGCGACCACGTCGCCGACCTGGCCGTCCAGGTGGACCTGCTTGCCGTACGCGGCCTCGCGCTCGGCAGCCTCGGCGGCGGCCTTGGCCTCGCGCTCCGGGCGACCGGCTTCCCACTCGGCTAGGCGCTCGAGGCGGGCGGCCTCTTCCTTCTTGGCGCGAGACTTGCGGCTCGCCTCGGCGCGCTTGTTGGACTTGACGATCCAGTCGACGAGCTGGTCGGCGGTGTCGAAGGCCTTGGACTCGCCGCGGACCTTGTGTGCGCCGTTGCCGCCGCAGGCGAAGCAGATTCCGCCCTCGTTGTAGGCGAAGCCGGCGATGTAGCCGGAGCCGCCGCACTTGAAGCAGGCCAGGGTGACGCGGCCGTAGGTGCCGCGGATGATGTTGACGTGGATGTTGAGGTCCTCGCGGACCAGGGACTCGATTTGTTTGCTCATAGTTCTATTATAGCACATGATCTGCCAAAATTGCGCAGTTTTTGCCAAATTAGTAAAAGTTTACCAAAATGTTGCAGAGTGCCGCCCCGGCTAGTGCCAGTCCTCGTCGTGCAGGCTCGCGAGCGGCTCGTCGCTCTCGTCGAACGGCGCGAAGACCACGGCGAGCAGCGCGACTGCGACCAGCGCGACTGCGAGCAGCAGCACCAGCGTGCCGAGGGTGGCGAGGGTCAGTTCGAGCATGGCGGTTCCTTCCGTGTGGCGCCTAGGACTATCCTAGTGGGTCGGACCGGTCCTTGCTCGGCAGCAGCAGCTGGCGCAGTTGCTCCACTCGCGGGTCCTGGTCCTTCAGCGGCAGGAACGCGGTGAACCGCAGGTCCTCGCTGGTGACCCAGCTCATCACGTCGAGCAGGCTCGGCTGGAACTTGGCGGTGCTGGCGTCCAGGGCCAGGGCCTCGGCCAGCTCTCGGGGTGTCACTGTCATTCTTCTTCCTTTGGTTTGTCGGCGGTGCGCGGCGAGTGCTTGACTCCCCACACCAGGTTCGGGTATCGACTGTTGGTGTCGTGGACCGCTCGGGCAAAGCAGTTGCCGTCCCGGTCGATGATCACGAAGCCCTGGCGGCTCAGCGCCTCGAGCACCTCGTCCACGATGGCCTGCTTGGAGCGCGCCACTAGTCGGCGTCCTCGATGTGGATGGTCTTGTCGTGGTCCAGGCGGACCACCAGGCTGTGCCGGCTCGCGTTTGTGATCTTGTTGAACTGCCGCTTGACCGACTTTCGGCCGGCGACGAACATCAGCGCGCCGAAGACGAGCGCGACCGTCAGCTGCCCGGCGCTCACTCCCCGCCCTCGCTTCCCAGGAGCGTGGCTCCGCAGGCGCAGGCGCGGTTGCTTCCGCGCGCCGCCCACTCGTGGACGTGCTGCTCGCGCGCTGCCTGCGCGCGCTGCCAGCGGGCGGCCCGCTCGGCCTTGCACTGCTCGCACAGTTGTCGCGAGGTGTAGGGGCCGAGGTCCGGGGCCCTGAACGGGGCCCCGCACTCGTAGCAGCCGTGCCAGACCTCGCGGCTCATCGCTGGGCCGCCTGGCGAGCCGCTCGGCGCGCCGCCTGGCGCGCTAGGCGCTCTCGGCGCTCTCGGCGCTCTCGCAGCGTCCAGCTCACGGCCAGGGCGAAGTTGACGGCAAACAGAGTTGTCCACGCCCAGAGGATCAGGGTGAGGTTGTCGAGCAGTTGACTGGCCGGTGGAATCGGTCCGTGTCCGTAGGCCACTGCGAGTAGGTACAGCAGGGCGTAGCCGATGGTGACGACCGGCAGCAGTAGCATTAGGTCTTTTAGGCTGATGAATGGTTTCATGGTGCGGGGGTCCTTTCGTCGCTGGAGGGGCACCCGGTCGGGCGCCTTACTTCTATTATAGCGCATAGTGCGTCAAAAGCGGCGCATTTGGCGCAACGTTTCGGCTACTTCTGGATCTGGGCCACCAGGGAGCCGAGGAGGCACAGGAGCGTGGTGGTGCCGGCGAAGACGAGCGCCGGGCCCATGTCCGTTCCGGCGGCCGCGGCCTCGGGGAGGCGGCTCAGCATGCTGAGCAGCCCGGCCAGCGAGACCGCAGAGAGCAGCAGCATGAGCAGGGCGATCGGCTTGACGTTCATCGGTTGTCCTTCGTGTTCTGTGGCGGGTGCCTGGCCACCGGGCGGGAGCTCGTCTCCGTGCTCCGACCCGGCGACCCGGCGTGCCGCTAGTTCGCTGGCAGGGTTGCGGCCAACTTCGCCCGGGAGGCCGGGGTCGAGTTGTCGCGTTCCAGTACTCGGATGTAGACCGGCTTGTCGAAGCCGACCACCGGGCTGTCCGCCGCCACCAGCATCGTGCGCGTCGTGTTCTTGAGCGCTTGGATCGTCATGCCGTTTCCGACGTAGATCCCGACGTGGTAGTAGTAGTAGCCCTTGCGGTACTGGTAGGCGACGATGTCCCCGGGAAGCGGCTGCTTCACGATGCGACCGGCGTGCGCCTGCTTGGTGGCCGAGTGCTCCAGTTCGACGCCGACCTGTTCGTAGGTCCAGCGAACGAGGCCGGAGCAGTCCCAGCCAGACGGGGTCGCGCCGCTGAACACGTACCAGGTTTTGCCCACGTACGTCTTCAACTTGCGGATTGCCCCGTCGAGTGCGACCGCGTTGGCACGAAGTCGCTCTGCCCTCCTCGCCTGCCTGCCCAGCATCGTCGCTTCCGACGAGTGCGGTCTCAGCAGCACGTTGAGGATGCCCGTGGTTCCCGCTGCGGTCGAGGCTCTCACTGACGCACTAGGCGTTCGTGGCTCCTCGGCTGCTGCCGGTCCGACGGACCCGCTCGTGATCACACACACGAGCAGTGTTGTTAGGAGTTGTTTCATTCTGGCGACCTACCTTTCCTGGTTTTACGAGTTAGCACTCGGTCGTTGCTCTTTGGCAATCCCTCCCTGAGCCGCTCGCGCGGCTCCGTGTGAATGTGCCCCTCGGGTGAGGGGCACCTGAAAATTGTAGCGCGCCGGGGGAGGTCCGGGCGAACTTCTGGCGAACGAGAGGGCCGGGGACTCTCGCCCCCGGCCTCCCGGTCTCGGCCGCTTAGGCTGAGTAGGCCAGGCGGTAGCCCTTGGCCATCTTTGCCTGCACCTGGTTCAGGGCGACCTGTCGGGCCGCTCCCTCTGACCAGGTGGCCTGGACCTTGGTCTGTCGGCTGGTCTTCTCAGCCATGCCCCACGAGAAGGTCACGGTCGTGCCGGTGATCAGCACCTCGTACACCTTCTGCTTGCCGCTGTCGCCTCGGTCGCCGTCGCTGGTGTTCAGTAGTACCCACTTGGTTGCGCTCATAAGAGTCGTGTCCTTTTGTCCTTTTGCCCGGTTGCCGCCGGGCCGGCCGAGCGACCTAACTTCTCGCTCATGATTCAATTATAGCGCATGATCGGCCAGAATTGCGCACATTTGCAAAGTTTTTTACAACAACATCGTTGCGATAAAAGTTGCCAAGAGTGGGCGTTTTGTCGCTGACACGTGCTATAATAGAATAGTACCAACACCAGGCGACCGACCGGCCCCCTGGACACCACTAGTAAAGGACATAAGATGAGCAAATTCACCTGGATCCTGACCGGCGACCTAGGTCGCTACGGCAAGGACCTGACGTTCACGAGCAGAGCGAAGGCGCTGGCCTGGCTCAGAGAGCACGTCACCATCAACGAGCGCGAGCAGGACCGGATCAGACCGGCGGTGCTCACGTACAAGTACGACGTTTACTGGGAGGTCACCATCGACGGCGAGGCGAAGACCCTCAAGTTGCCCGGCGGCTGGGAGTCAAAACTGAGCGACCCGGACGACGTGAAGATCGAGATCGACGAGGACCCGGACCTCATGGGCTTCGACTTCGAGGGCTACCCCGAGGAGCCGGACGACCTGGAGATCGTCTGGGAGGGCTACCCGATCGTGATCCCGGTCGAGAAGTAGCCGAGACGAGAGAAGACCCCCTGGCTGAGGCCAGGGGGTTCTTTTACGCCCGCACCGGGGCCAGGCTCGCCTGGAGGTCCTTGTCGACGAAGCCGCCGGAGTAGGTGAAGATCGGCTCCTCGTGCAGCATGTCGTCGATGGCACGGAGGACGCCCGCCACCCCGTCCGTCGACTCCTCGTCCACGGTCGGCACGTGCCCGTCCTCGTACTCCGCCCCGGAGTCGTGCCAGTGCCACGTCTGGTCGGGGTACTGGAGCAGCAGGAACTGCCCCCAGCCCTCGGTCATGAAGATCTCGCTGCCGGCCGGGAAGACTCCCCACTCGAGCGGGTCTCCGTGCTCGCGCACGTACTCGTCGGCGTCCACCGACTCCGTCGCGACGAAGAGCCGGCGGTAGAGCACGTCGAACGTCAGTCCGTCCCGGCCGAGGTGCACTCCGGCCGCGTGGGCGTCTCGGATTCGCTCCAGGCGCTCGCGGGCGCCGATGTGTCCATCGTGCACGCTAGTCGCCGCTCTTCCAGTCGTCCAGGAACAGGTGTCCCGGTCCGTTGCCCTCCGGGTCCGTGCTCGGGACCAGGCACTTGCCGTCCTCGAGGAAGATCGCCAGCGGCACCGTGCCGGAGCTCGCGTCCCAGCCTAGGTCGGCCAGTTCGGCGGCTGTCAGCGGTCGCACGTCGAGGACGCGCTTCCCGACGATGGCCCCGTACTCGGCGCGCACGATGTCGGTCGGCGTCGCGGTCGGCATCACTGCTCCGGTCTCTCGATGTCCGGCTCGAACGACGGCACCGGCACCGGCACTCGGGAGCGCGCGTGGTCGCGCAGTTCCGTGACGCTGATGATGGCGCTGTTGATGAGGAGCTGGTCGACGCCGGAGTGACTCTCGTCGTGTCGCTGCTGGAGCGTGGTGATCTGCTGGTTCAGCACGGTCAGCAGCAGGCTCGCCTGCTCCGTGCTCAGCGGTAGGTTGATGCTGGTGCTCGTGTTGCTCATGGTGTTCCCTTCTTGGTGCGCTAGTGGTTGGTTGGTGGTTGGTTGGTCGCCGCTGTTCATTCTGCCGCTCCGTACGTGGTTCCGTCGACGCTTCCGTCCTTCGCGACCGCCTGGGTGACGATGAAGTCCCAGACGTCGTCGGGCAGTTGCTTCGCCTCGTCGGTGTCGGTCCAGGAGATGGTGTTCTCGTCGACGCCCTCGTCGTCCGTGAGGAAGCTCACGTGGTGGATGGTGCCGGAGTCGGAGGCGATGGTCATGCTGACGCTCCAGCGAACTGGCGTCGGGCTCGAGGTGGTGATCATTGTTGGCATTGGTGTCCTTCTGGTCGTGGTGGATGTGGAGAGACCGCAGGACCCCGTCTCCGGGGCCCTGCGGCTTTTGACTAGGCCTGGTAGGCTAGTCGGTAGCCCTTGTTCAACTTGGCGTAGACCTGGTTGATCGCGGTCTGGTAGGCAGCTCCCTCAGAGTAGTTGCGAACTGTCTTGGTCTGGCGGCTGACCTTCTCGGCCATGCCCCAGCTGAATGTAACGGTGGTGCCGGTGATAACTACTTCGTAAACCTTCTGCTTGCCGTTCTCGCCACGTG